CTCGATCTATTTGTGGTTCTTCTGGCGGATAAAGGTGATCCAGCACTATATAAATAGCCGCCAATTTTGAACAGTTCTGAATGCTATGTCTCCCTTCTTCCAGCTCGTTAATGGCATCAATTAACTCTGCCTTGGTGAACATTTCCATCACCGCCTTAGTCGCGCTCTGCTTGCCTGATCCAATCCTGCACCATGCGTCTTGTACGATCATCCTTTGCAGTCATTTCAATCTCACGCAAATGATCCATCATTTCTGCCTTGGCATCTTCCCGGCTGTATCCGCGTCTTCCACTGTAACCGCTGTAATTTCCACCTCGGCCTTCGTATGATCCGCCATACATCTCACTTGAGTATCTTCCCATGCTGTCACGTCTTGCATTCCTGCCTCGACCGCGAGCACCTGAATACTCTCCGGAATACTCATCATCATATTCCTCCATTGCAAGAGTTGTCTTGATTGATTTGAGTGCATGCGTAAGTTTGTCGATGTATTCCAAATCGCCAGCAGTCATTTTCCCACCAGTCTTTTCGAGTTTTTTGTTTGCCTCGGATATTTCCTCTGTGATCTTCTCACAAAGTTCCTCAAGGTCATCTTTCCATTCTTTAGCCATGATCTCATCCTCCTTCCTACGCTATTCTGTCAATTACAAGATTTGAATTCTGCACTTCGATTACCGGAGTTGCTTCGATTGTCGGATCAGACACAGTCGCATCAACGTATCTTACCGAAACACTAAAACAGCATCCTTTTGGTACCGTAACAATTGCAGTGCTGGTCACATTCCCAAACTCATCAACGGCCTGCGGAGTGAAAATCGCAGTGCTTGTCGGTCTAGGCTCTCCATTTACGCTGATAGAAACCGCAATTGGAGTCAATTCACCGCCTTCAGGAACAGCGATGTTTCCATTGTATGTGACTTGATATCTTGCAAAACAGTTGCTTGTAATTCCTCGGAGAATAAAAATCCCTGTCTCATCTTCATGGTATACATAACCTTTGTTGCAAGGGATAGAAGCTGTGAAATTAATAGGCGAATTCAGAGCAACATTCTGAACCGCATTAGCTAAATATTCTGCCGCCATACTCGCACCTCCTAAAAGTTACCACAACCGCATCCGCAACCATTATTCTGATTGCAAGTGAAAATCGGAGTGCGACCATACACAGGAGTTGTCGGAACAGGACAAGAATTCAATCTGTTATACAGCTGATCTACCTCGTTTGCGAATCCCTGAGAAATGAATGCATTCTGTGCAACCTGTGACTCTCTGAAGGATGCCATGTTCAGCTGATTCTGCAAATCAACGATTCTGTCGTTCTTTGCATCGACCTGTGCTTTTACTCCATCAAGTTCGAGCTGGCATAATTTGTCGAGAATAGCCTGAGTGCCTCTTGTCTGTGAATCAATGATATCTCTTGTGTTGTTTGCATCGGCAAATCTTGTTGTATTACCCTCGTTCTGAACAATGTTCTGTGTCTGACAAGTTGCTAATCTGTTGTCACAACAGCACTGTGCTAACTGACTTGTCAATCCATTAAATCCCTGACTCATTGCTGTTTGAGCATTGAATGCTGTCTGCATGTTTGCAATCTGTCGAGCATTAGCACCTTGTTCTACTCCAGCAAAACCATTAGCCAAAGACATCTGCATATCACCACAGCATCCACAGAGCTGAGTTGATAAGCCATTGATACCATCTCTGATTGAATTGATTCCATCATTGATCATGGCATCTCTGAAGCCATTGTTCGTGTTTGTGTTGATGTTCTGCTGTCCTGTCATCAACCAAGGGAAATCATAACCAAGCATCATGTTTCCATAGCCACCAAATCCGCCACCGAAACCATTGCCCCAGCCTCCGCCAGCGAACAAGAGCAGAAGGATGATCCACCATCCGTCTCCACCAAAACCATTGCCAAATCCGCCATTGCCACTTCCATACATCGGAGCGACAGGCATTACCATGTTGTTACCATCATCTGTTAAAGCCATTTTCTTTTCCTCCTATAATTTTTGTAGGTTAGAGCTGTTCGTCTTTTCCGAACAACTGTATATCAAGCCTTATGCGCAATCGGCTTAATACCAATTTTAATTTTTAGGCCCATTAAACATCTGCTGCCGCATCTGCATTGCTTGATTGATCTGCGCTTGAGATATCTGACCTGAATTAAGAAGATGCTGTATAATATCCTGCGGATTGCTAATGTTCTGCGGTATATTGTAACGTCTGCAAAGCATAGCCATCGGATTTTGCATGAACTGATTATATAAATTATTGATATTCATTACTCCTCACCTTCCTTTTTAACTTTGGCAGCAGGCTTTTTGGCAGATTGTTCCTTCAACAAATCCACCTCTCCCTGAAGCACATCTATTTGCCCTCTAATCACCTCAAAATCAGCTTGTAAAACGTACTGTGGTAAATTCTCCGTCTGCACATTTTCCGTTGAAATTTGAGGCTCTGACACGTCTTCTTTAATCAGTTTAAATCTATCAAATATCGGTCTGTCTAGCTGGCTGAATCCCATCGTCTTTGTGTAGATATATGGAGCAATTTCATTTTTAAATGTAATGCTGGTCCCCGGAGCAACCGGATAATTTCTCGCTTCATCTTCTGACCGGACCGATACAAAACCACCATTCTGGATCTGCGGAGTGTTGTTTTGCATCTGCTGTTGAAATTGAGGTTGATAAAACTGTGGATAATATGGATATGGCATAGATTACTCCTTTCTGTACGCATACTCCGGGACCTTGTCACCGGAATAATATGAATCATAGAAATTTCCATCAATAACAGCAACTGCATGACTTCCGGTACCAAGCACATATATTCCAAATGGATGATCCTGACAGAAATCTTCGATCGTATAGCAATCAGGACATGTATTTGGAATCGACTCTCTCACAAAACCTTTATCACGCAGAAACGATCCCCATACAGCATTGTTATTTGGTAGATCATACATCGACAGGCCTTTTAAACATAGTTTCATGTAAGCTTTCTCCCAAGGCTCGTCTAATACCTTGGCCACCGCCCGGATCACGCAATCATCTGTGTGCCGGATTGGATTCGGATTGTACTGAATGAACATCGCTATACCTCCCTTTGATTTAATGATACAGTCGGCAGCAGTGTTCATGTAGTTTTTTCCACCAAAGTACTGTTCGATTGATTGAACAAAAAAGAAGACCATGCGTTGAACATGATCTTCCTAAAGTTATATATGGATGTTAGATATTAAGTGCGAGTACTTAGTCTCGAACCTGAACAGTTATATTATACCATAAAAAAGAAGTCATGCATAGAACATGACCTCTCTTTTTAAATGCCATACAGATCTCTCTGCATGGACGGTTCCGAAAAGTATTATAGCATACTTTTTATGATTTCACAATGATAGAATCAAATCCAGCCTTCTTCAATTTGGCTTGCATATCCTTGGCATTGATTTCCTTCATATAGGCACCGACTTGGACTCTGTAAAGCGTTGCCAATCCGGTCTGCGTTTCTGAATCATTCCATGCTGCTTCGATATCGGACCTGTCCTCTTGGATTGGAGGATTGATTCCGCAAATCCCTCGCACAATCGCAGAAGCCATTTCTTGATAATCATACAGCGCAACATCATCTTTATCATCCACAAAGCAACATTCAATCAGCATTGATGGAGCTTTTGTTTTCCGCAGATAGTACAGATTCGGATTTGTCTTCACTCCTCTGTTCTTGAAGCCGAGTCCGCTGATTGCCTTGACCACTCCTTCGGCATAACGCTTTGCTTGGCTTCCGGCAGAAAAGAGGAAGACTTCTGTTCCGGTTGTCTGCTTGTTTCCAACAGAATCCTTGGCACCAGCATTGAAGTGAATAGAGACATCCAAATCAACCTTGTGAGCGTTGCACTTCGTCACGATCTTAGACAGAACATCAGCTTGGCTGACTCCGTTCTCACAGGTACAATCATGGACTTCATGACCGAGCCTTTTCAGCTGTTGGATGACTTCATTCTTCACTCGCCTTGCTTCTGTGGATTCTCTGATATAGCCGATTGCTCCACATGCAATCTTTCCATCAGGATTGTGACCGCTTGAAATGTTGATTATCATTCTTCCTCACCTCCCTTGTACTGGATGGAGCTGATACCGAGGCAAGCTCCAAGAAAAGCATCGATTGCAACAACAGTGGCAGAGATTTCTTCACCATACGGCAGACTCCACACAGCAAAGACAACTCTAATTAATGTTGCCAATGCTGGCAAACATAATATTGACAACCACTTCAAGAAATCATAGAGTTTGTTGGACATTTTCATGCAATACACCTCCTTATTTATGCTGTTGTTTCTCCAGCATATTGACTTCGACTTCCAACCGAGTGATTCTGTCCGCAAACGTGTTGTGCTTGCGGACCTCCTCGGTAAGCTGTTCAATCTTCGTATCAGTGACCGCCTGAGCCACTGACAACTGTTGCTCGATTTTTTTGCTTGACTGAGTGCTGGTGAATATCACTCCGATCAGAGATAGTCCACCAACAATGATTGCTGTGATTATCTCTACCATGCTTATTCACCTTCTGACTCTTTTGTGATTGTGTACGTCAACTTCATTGCTGTGTTCGAATCCTTATGGATGGAAGAATCCAAATTGTTCACAGTCGCAAGGTACATTGGATTGTGATATTGCTTGGTGTATTCGATGCCATAATTGCTTGTAAGCACTCTGAAACTATCTAAATCTACAGGATACACATTATCAGGATATGCTCCACTATAATTTATTTTTTCTCCGTTACATCTTGTCAGTGTATCATCACCAGCATTATATAAATATCCGTTGCCATACCAAAAATTCGGCATGATTTCTGTGCAAGGTTCATCCAATGCAGTCAAGAGAGCCTGAGCCTTTGAATCCTGTTCTGGATCAGCTTCAAATTTATAGAAGAAATTCTTGCTATGATCCGAACTGTTTACATAGAAGAATCCATTCTCTGATACATAAGACTTGTATGCAAAATCGACTCCACCGATTGCAATTAATTCATGCCATACCCAAGTAGATGTTGAAATTGTATAGATTCCGCAATAGGCATCTCCATCAAAAGTTTTAGGATATACAGCAATCTTTCCATTGCCAACGCATCTCCAAATCTTATCATCATCACCAGCAATCTTGTCTGTAGGAACTTCGATTGTGATTGTGTCTATTCCTGAAGGGAAGATGTCAATCATGCCTTGGAAGATGTCTGCACTCTTTGTCAGTGTCAATGTAGGACCGCTGAACACTCCCTGATATCCATCAAAATTGTTTGTGCATCCGCATCCTATCTCAAGAGGAGACTGGTTCTCAATAATGCTTTTCAGTGTTGAATGAGCGGCATTTGATGTCTTGTTGCCATATCCGATATATCCACCAACATCAGAGCCAAGGCAGACACACTGAAAATCTCCGTTTCCTTGTCCTGTGGTCCAGTCGTAAACAAATGACATTGCAGAATTTGTGAAATAAGATTCATTCACATTGTAGGTTCCCAACTCAGTGACCGCTGTCGCATTGCCGACACCAAAGGAGCCATTGGCAACCATCTTGTTTGAAGCTGGCATGAAGTGCGGATACACTCCGTCGTTGTCTGCAATCGTATCTCTGAACAGATAAACTCCACCAAGTAAACGCTGGTAAATCGGCACCGATTTCCAAGTTGAATTCAACCAAGGTGACTGATTCCATGATCCGTTTCCTCTGATGAACAAGTCCATTGCTGAAGTGAAAGTGTTGTCATGTTCAATTCGTTCACGCTTGCCATTGCGGACATCCTTCAGCTCAATCGTTGTGTGACCATGAAGAATTTGTTTTTTCGGTTTTACAATCTCTTTTTTCAGTATTACCATTTTGATACCTCCCTTAAATATTCAGTGCATCACGGATTTCTTTGATTTCTGCGCTCAATGTTGTTTCTGTTACCTTAGAAGCAATAGAACCACCACTTCCGATTGAATTAAGGACACGATACAACTTGCCGTTCCAAATCATCAACTCATTGTATGTATAAGCTCTGCTTGCAAAAGGTCCATTCTCAACAGTTGCAATCTGCGCATAATCGGCTTTGTTGATTGAAAGATTTCTGTTTGAATCTGCGTATGGTTCAAATGTATTGTCTGCTATGCTTGCAAGTCTGAGCATCGGTTTTACAGTTAACGGCAATATGTTTCCAGCACTCGCATAAAACCACATTGTTATTTGTAAATACTTATACCCTGTCGGAATAGTTGTTGGAGTAGTTGCTTGATACAAACGTGTTGTGTAAGTTTCTGTTGTCGGGTCTTGTGTATCAGTCCACAAATCCAACAATAAACGAATCGTTGATGCAGAACCATTACTCATGCCTGATACAATATAGGATTGTGTAGGGTCTAGCACGATTGTTTCATTTCTTGACCTAATCGTATAGCCAAATCCATTTCCTGTTCCAGGATTGCTTCCTTGTGCATAGATTGAGCCATCCTCATAGACAGAGATTTCAACATTGTTTTTGCTAAGATAC